CCCGACCGCGGCCCTGCTTGTGGCGGCCATTCCCGGCGCGGTCGTGGGGACTTCTTTCGAGTTCACGATCCGCAATAACGCCGACGCGGACGAAACGATCACCCTGACCGCCGGCGTGGGCGTCACCCTTTCCGGAGGCGTGACTATCCCCTTCAACCATACCCGGCGGTTCCTGGCGGTCTGCACCAATGTCACGGGCGCAGCCGAGGCGATCACCATCTACAGCGGGGGCCTGGAGCCCCATACGATGGAGAAAGTCAGCCGATCCACCGTGGCCACGGTCGCCACGGAGGGCGCGGCCACGTACACGGCGGCCCAGCTCCTGGGCGGGCTCATCCTCCGGGATCCGGCCGGTGACAACCGGGCCGATGTCAGCCCGACCGCGGCCCTGCTTGTGGCGGCCATTCCCGGCGCGGTCGTGGGGACTTCTTTCGAGTTCACGATCCGCAATACCGCCGACGCAGGCGAAACGATCACGGTCACTGCGGGCGACGGCGTGACGCTCTCCGGCACCATGACGATTGCCCAGAACAATACCAAGCGGTTCCTGGCGGTCTGCACCAACGTCACGGGCGCCGCGGAGGCGGTGACGATTTACAGCCTCGGCACAATCGTTCACTAAAAACATTCCGCCTCGTCCCCCTTTGTTCGCGAAGGGGGATTGAGGGGGATTTCAACAAATGAAGGAGGAATTAAAACATGACCCAACCGAACGTAAGAGAGCAGATCGTGGCGGGGCCCCTGCAGAATGTCTCCGTCCAATTCCGCAATGAGGAATATATCGGCGACCGGGTCTTCCCCATCCTGGATGGGGCGGACCCCAAGGCCAAGATTACCATTTACCAGAAAGGCGACTGGTTCCGGGACGAGGCCGATATCCGCGCCGCCGGCACCCGGGCCAAGCGCGGCGGCTACAAGCTGGAAGATGTTTCCTTCTCCACGAAGGAATATGCCTTTGCCAAGGAAGTCACCGACGAGGACCGGCGGTTCGCCAAGTCCAAGATGGCCCCGCCCCTGCAGCCCGATCAGGACGCCATCGAGTTTGCCACGGACAAGGTGGACCTCAAGAAAGAGATCCGCGTTGCCGGCTTAATCACCGCCGGTACCTGGAATGACGGCAACGTAGGCGGTGAAGACGCCGAAGGACTCTGGAGCCCGGCCGGCGCAACCAACACCTTCCTGGCCGATATCGTCAAGGCCCGGAAAGCCATCAAGGCCAAAACCGGCAAAAAACCGAACGTCCTGGTCATCGATGACGCCACGTACCTCGCACTGAAAGAATGCGAGGCCATCCTCGACAAGATCAAATACACCCAGCGCGCCGTATACGGGACGGAACTCCTGGCCGCGCTTCTGGAGCTTGAGGAAGTGCTCGTGGGTACCGCCATCAAAAACACGGCCAAGGAAACCAAGGCCGGCACGGAGTTCACGGGCGTGAACATCTGGGAAGTGAACGCAGGCAAAGGCATGGGCTTCCTCTGCCATCGGCCCAAGAAGCTCGGGCTGAAGACGCCCATTGCCGGCCTCCAGGTCCGCCTGGCCTACGAGGATGGCCAGCCCCGCCGGGTCACCACCTGGCGCGAGCCGGCGGAGCACCAGGACGTCTACGAGTGCGCCGAAGAGACCGATATCGTGGTGGTCCATGCCGATCTCGGGTATCTCTTCAAAGACACCTACGCGACCTAAGAAACCGGGCAGGGGCACGGCATGCCGTGCCCCTGCTTAACACGGAGGCAGCATGGCCTACAGCGCGCAAGCGGACATCCTGGAACAAATATCGGAGGCGCAGCTCATCCAGTTAACGGACGATGCAAACGCCGGCGCGGTTGACGACAGCGTCTGCAGCCGCGCCATCGCCGACGCCGACGCGGAGATTGACAGCTATTGCGGCAGCCGCTACACGGTGCCCTTTGACACTGTTTTGCCGATTATCCGCAAGATGTCCGTCGATATTGCCATCTATAACCTCTACGCCCGGCGCAAGGGCGCGCCGGAAGACCGGCTGGCACGCTATAACAATGCCGTCCGCTTTCTCAGGGATGTGGCAAGAGGATTGACTTCCCTGGGGGCCGATGCACCCGCGGAGCCGGTTGACGGCCTCCCGCAGGCCACAACTGTCAAGACGGACAGGGTATTTACCACGGGCAGGGCCTCGGATGGCAGTTCCGGCAGCCTGGACAATTATTAGCGGGGATTGATCATGAAAGACCTGATCACGGACATCAAGGCAGCATTGCAGACCTCCCTGACCTATGTCCGGGACAGCGATGTCTTTGTAACGGAGCATGAAATCATGCTGCCGCCGGCCGTCCGGTTCCCGGCCGTGGGCATCAAGGACGGGCCCATCACTTATCGGGTGGCCACCAAGAGCCAGGAAAACGACACGCTCCTGGTCAAGGTCATCGCCTATGTGCAGTTGCAAAAGCCCGAGGCGGCGATCATGGGCGATGCGGCTGCCGAGCAAAAAGGCGTGCTCGATGTGATGGCCGACATCCGGGATGCCCTGAAAAACAACCTGCTTTCCGGATTGGCCGACTCGGCCTGGCCGGAGGCGGAAACGGAAAGTGAGGTCCTGGTGGGCGACGAGACCCAGGCCATCCAGATGAAAATATTGACCATGCGTTACGAGCGCTATTAGAGGGAGGAGATTATGACAATCGGCAAAGGTTTTGAGGGCATCCTCGGGGTGAAGAAGGAGGCCGTCTACGGAACGGCGATCATCGTGACGGAGGCCATCCCCTTCGTCTCCGAGAATTTCGGCAACGACATCGAAAAACATATCGATGAGGTTCTGCGGGGCAAGGCCGGCGCCGGATCGTCCATTGCCGGCAACAAGAAGTTCCCCTTCACCATCCCCTGCAAATTGACCTATGAAGACCTGGATCTGCTCATTGCGATCGCGATGGGCGCGGCCGGGGCGCCCCAGGCCAACGGCGACCTCTACGACAATACTTACTCCCTGGCCGAAAACCTGGCCTACTCCTATACCGCTGCCGTCTATAAAGGCGTCTCGGTCTGGGAATTTGCCGGCAACAAGATCGACACCATGAAGATCTCCGGCACGGCCAACAAGCCGCTGGATATCGAAATTGGCGGCGTGGCCAAGGTGCTCGATCTGGCCTCGGCTCTGAACACTTCCGGCGTTTTGACGGGGCTGACCACGGAGGATGCGGCCGGAAAAATCATGTTTTCCGACCTGGAGTTCAAGATCGCGGCCCAGGCCTCGGCCCTGTCCGGAGAGACGGAAAAGGGCATTTCCGCCTTCGATTTGACGCTCAACAATCACCTGAAGCTCGATGACTTCGACAACCGGGCCACGACGATCCTGGAGCCGCAGCGCGACGGGTTCCGCGAGGTGATGTTCAACTTCACCGTGCCCCGCTACGAGGCGGACACCTACTTGACCTGGCGGGACAGCGATACGGCGCTCCACGCCTGGCTGAAGTTCACGAGCGGCAATTACGTGTTCGACATTCATCTGCCGAAATTCAAGATCGACAAGGCAGAGGCCCAGATCAGCGGCCCCAAGCTGATCGAGCAGAAAATATCCTGCACGTGCTACCGGGATCCGTCTTCGACTTCGGCGAGCTTTACGCTGTTGGATCAGATGGAAATCGATGTGACAAACGGCCGGAGCGCCTCGCCGCTGGCGTAATACCACCCCTGCCCCTCCTAATATAGGAGGGGAGTAGTGTTGGGTTTTGGGTTTTGAGTGAAGGAGTTAAGCCATGAGTGTTGGTGCTGGGTTTTCGAGCAAGACGGCCTGGAAAAAGGAAGACAAACAATCGGCTTACAGCGCGCCTATCGAGGTTGGCGCAAGCGACCAGATGCCCTTGATTTCTGAGACCCTGGAACGGGGCATCGAAAAAGAGCCCGACAACACGATCAGGAACAAGGCCGGCGCCGGGGCCGCGGACGTGGTCGGCAAAACTGTAACCGGACGCGCGCAATTTGACCTGATGTATCGCGGCCTGGAAAGCCTGCTGCACTGCGCCCTGGGCCACGCCGATTATGCGGCCTCGCCGGCCACGGTGGCCGCCGGCGTCTATAAACACACCATCGAGCTGGCCGAACGGCTGCATTCCGAAGGGTGGCTCGCCGGCGATGGGATTCTCGCGGGCTCCGGATACCTGGCGGGTGATCAGAAGGTGCGCCGGGGAACGCTCTGCATCGATAAGGCCGTCTCCCTCTGGGAATACGCCTCCTGCATGATCCAGGCGCTCACGCTCACCGGCAGCGCCAAGGGCCTGCGCGTGGAAGCGGACCTGGTCCCCTACAACCTGGACCGCGCCTCGGCTGTCAACACGACGTCCGCCGCCTGGTCGATCCCCGACCTGGACTGGCTCTCCGTCCTCTTCCAGGATCTCGTGGTCTGGATCGACGATTACTCCGCCGGCGCACCCCTTACGTCCGATGACGCCATTGGCATTACGGACGTGGAACTAAAGCTGGAAAACAACCTGAAGGTGGAAAAAGACAGTCTTTCGGGCCTCTATATCGCCGAGCCGAAACGCGAAGCAAAGCGCCGCGTCACGGGTTCCTTCACGATGCCGCGCTATGAAAGCGACGCCTTCCTGGAAGATCTCGATGATCAGACCGCCAAGATGGCGATGCTGAAATTCACGGGCTCCCAGATCGGCTCGACCGGTTATTACCTGACCCTTTGGCTCTGGCTGCCGAGCCTGAAATTCGACAAGATCGACGCCCCGGTCGCAGGTCCCAAGCTGATCCCCGTGAAGCATACCTTCACGGCGGAACTGCCGGCCGCGGCCCCGGCCGGTTTTCCGGCCCAGGCGACAAAGGAACTGGTCATCCAGATCCAGAATGATTTTGCTACTAATGCATTAATTTGAAAAGGAGAATTGTCAATGCCCCTGCAAATCATCAAAAAGGAAGAACGGCTGACCCTGAAAATTTCCGGGTCCACCCTTTACTACCGCCGCATCCCGACGGGCGTCCGGGCCGCCATTGTCCGCAAACACACGAAGCGCGGCCGGGTGGACTGGAATGCGGTTACGGAAGATATCGTCCGCTACGTCCTTCTCGGCTGGGAAAACGTGCAGGCGGACAAAAAAGACATCCCTTTCGATATCGAGATGGCGATCTCGCTTCCCGAGGAAGCATTGGGCGAATTAATGGAAGCTGCCGGCGGCGCCGGAGAGGACGATGAGGGTGGACCTGAAAAAAACTAAGGGAATTCCTTGCATGGCAACTGACCTACAATACGTCCTGCACCGAATGCCGGGGCAATTATCTGGAGGACGACCGGGACCCGCCCTGCGAGGAAAAAGGGAACTGCCCCATCAACGCCGTCGAACTGCTGCCGGAAAACGACCTGGCCCTCGATCTGTACCACAAGATCAAGGCGCTCGGCGCGGAGGTGGCCTTCAAGCTCTCCGACCTCACCCTGGACTCAGAGGCGGCCGCGGAACTGTTGGAGAAAATGGCGCTCATCGCCGGGATTATCAGCGATTGGCAGGCACAGCAACGGGAAAATAAGTGATTCAAAGGAGGAAAAATGGCGCGCTTAACCTGGGATGATTCCACGCCCGTAAATACGGCAAACCTGGCAAAATTGACGCAGGACGAAGACCTGAAGCCCACGGCGAGCACCTTCAACGGCGCCTCCGGCCGGACGATCACGCACAACTACGGCCATCAGAACTACCAGGTGCTCGTCAACCCCACGGCTGATCCGGCCGGCTTCCTGGGCGAGATCTGGTTTTCCAAGGCCAACAACACCGTGGTGATTTACAATAGCGGTCCAGCGGTCGGGGCTTTCGACTACACCGTCCTGCCGCACGCTTAAAAGGGCACAGACTCTCCCCCTTTGAAAAAGGGGGATTAAGGGGGATTTAAAATGTCAAGACAACCGACCATCACCATCCTGGAAAACGCCCAGGTGCAGATCACCGGATTCGAATGCGCCCTGGGCCGAGTCATTAAACAGACCCTGGACCTCTCGCCCTATGCTGGCGAACGCGTCCGGATCTGGCTCGATGCGAGCAAAAAGTTTTCCGTCGATAGATTCAGAAACCATTACTGGCAGATCGCGGAGCTGGACGTTCCTCCCCAGCTCTACCAGGAGACAGCAGGCCAGCCCGACAGCGAAGGCCGCCCGACGGTCCTGCGGGAAGCGATCCCCATCGATCTGGCCCCTGTGCCGATAACGGTCTGGGATTTACCGGAATAACCATAGCTCCCCTCCTTGGTTAAGGAGGGGCAGGGGTGGTTTGCAAGAATTACCACCCCCACCCCTCCTAAAATAGGAGGGGAGCTGATCGAGGGGGATTTGAAGGTGCGCCATGAGTGAAAATAAGATTCAGCTGATCATCGAGGCGGTGGATAAGGGCTCGGAAGTCGTTAAGAAATTTTCCGGCACCATCGTCAACGAAACAAAGCGCATGAGCGACCAGACCAGCCAGATGGCCGGCGTCGTCGGCCGCGTACAGGCGAACTACGAAAGCCTCTATGCCGGCCTGGGCCGGGGGGCGAGATCCTTCTCCGACATGCAGGGCCGGGCCAGTGCCCTGGTTGGGGAATTAGGAAATATGGGCCGGGCCACCGGCGGCATCGTACAGCAAACAGCCAATGTGGCCACTGTGCAGGCAAAGGCCTCCGCGGGCGTGGCGGGCGCGTTGCGCACCATTGTCAATGGATCCCGCCAGATGGCCGGCGGCTTTATCGAATCGGCAAGCAAGATGGCAGGTTCAATGATAACCGGTTTAGGCGGCGCCATCAGCACCGTTGGCAGCCGGCTGACCAGCCTCAAGACCCTGGCCGTTGCCTCCCTGGCCGGCTGGGGCGTGGAGCGCCTGATTACGGGCTTTATCGACACCGGCAGCTCGATGGACAAAATGCGCATCGCCCTGGACACGATCACCAAGGGCGAGGGCGAGGCGTGGTTCAAGCGGTTGAACGAATGGGCCATGAAGATGCCCATCAACACCGAGGCCGCGATCAAAAACTTCACCATGCTGCGGGGCATGGGCCTGAAGCCCTCCATCGCAGACATGCAGGTGCTCCTGGATACCACCTCCGCTCTGGGCGGGCAGGCGGACACTTTGACAGGCATCGCCCTGGCTATCGGGCAGATCAGCGCCAAGGGCGCCCCGCAAATGGAAGAGTTGCGGCAGCTGGCCGAGCGGGGTATCCCGGTATTCGAGATTCTCGGTTCCAAATTAAAGCTGACAGGCGCCCAGATCAACGATATCGGCAACCAGGCTGTTACCTCCGGAGAGGTCATCAAGGCCCTGGTCGAGGGCATGGCGGAACGCTTCGGCGGCATGTCCGAAAAGATCCAAAAGAAATTCTCCGGGTTGATGGAGGGGTTGAAGGGGTATTGGACGGAGTTCCAACGCCGGGTCATGGACTCGGGTGTGATGAAGTCGATAGAAACGGCCCTTACGCAATTCATGGATAATTTGGACAAAAAATATGCCGGCGGCGCTTTTCAAACCTGGGCGGACAAAGTGGCGGAAAGCGTCATTCTGGCTGCCAGAAAAATTACGATGGCCGCGGCCGGTGTAGTTGATTTCATGACCGAAAATATTCCCAAGATTGCCGCCCAGGTGGGGGGCCTCTGGGGCGCCTTTATGTCCCTGCCCGAATGGGTGCGCGACGCCGGCCTGATTGGGGCCTTCATATACGGCAAGAAAGGGGCCGTTGTTTTGGGCGGCGCTTTGGTACTGATCAATGCCATAAAAAACCAGGCGGCCGGGCTGGGCCTGGTTGCCTCGGGGAAACTCAAATTTACCGATTTTGCCGGGATGAACTCCAAGGAGATGAAAGAATACCTGGATAAATTCAACCAGGAGAATCCTATCTCGTCCGGGCGCACCTTTGGCCCTCCCGATCCCGAGGAATTCGCTCCGGGGTCGGCCAAGAAATTCATGGCAACGTTTTGGGCCGAGCTGGGAACAGAGATAGAAGCGGCACGCGGCAAAGTTGCCGACGCGGCGAAAGGCGTTATCAATGAAGCGGGCGTCGGGCTCACCAATATTCAGGTGGACGTCCAGGCTGTCATGCAGAAACAGGCGGAGGCGGCCATTAAGATCGCCGAGGCGGATAAAAAGGCCCTGGAAGGCCGCCTTCAGGACTACCGGCAATATTACGACAGTCTGCGGGGCCTGATTGAAAAAAATGCGGAAACCGAGAAAAAGCACATCGAGGAATTAAACGGCCTTTACCGTCAACAGGCGGATCTCCGTAAAAGCACGGAAGCCCAGATCCGGGGCCTCCAGGAAATCGGCATGTCGCCCCTGCAGAAATACGAATCCCAGAAGGGCGCCCTGACGGGCCAGTTTACGGCCGCCATGCAGCTATCCGGGCAGGAGCAGGTCAAGGCCCTCGAAGAGTACAAGCAGTCCCTGGTAAGCTTCGGCCAGGCCTGGGGCCAGGGCATCCAGGAGACAACGCAGAGCTGGTTTGGCGCGGAGACGCGCGTCTATAAGTCGGGCAAGGACATCATAAGTTCCGTCATCGCCGACATACAGGCCGCCTCCAGCGCTCAACAGCAAGCCCTGAAGGGTTTGGCAGAAGAGAAGCAGCGCCAGATCGAGGCCGATCAAAAATGGGGGCAAACTCTGGTACAGACCGCCCAGGAGGCCCAGGCGGAAATAGAGAAGTTATCGGGCCTGATCGGCGAGCTGGAAGAGAAAATTGCCCTGATGCAAAAAACAATCACCATCAAGGGAGACGATCAGGTGTCCAGCGTGGTGGACAATATCGCCCGGAACCTGGCCTCGCTGCATGACAAAACTATTTACATCACCACCATCCAGCGCAGCCTGCCCAACGGGGAGAGCATCAACTTGGCGGCCCCGGCGCCGGAAGTTGCCGGCTCCGGCATGGAAGTTACCTCCTACGCCCGGGGGACCAATTATGTACCCTTCACCGGCCTTTACCGCCTCCATGCGGGCGAGATCGTGGTACCTCCGGAGGAGTCCCGCGAGATCCGGCGCCAGGCAGCCCTGCGCGGCGCAGCAGCAGGTCTGCAGGATGGCGATGATGGTGTCGGCTATGGTACCACATTAGCCCCGCAGCAAACCTTTCCCTCCCCCTTAGAAAAAGGGGGATTGAGGGGGATTTATAATTATATTGCTCCGGCCCCTCCGGCGGCCGTCGAGCGGCGCGTCAGCGTGACCTACGGCGACATCATCATTAATGTTCCTGAATCGGCTGCGCCCCAGACCCCCGAGGATTGGCGGGCCATCACGCGGGAGCACATCATCCCTGAGCTGAGGAAGGCCGGCCATGCCTAATATCGTGTTTACCAAGGGAGCCTCAACGTTCAGTTTTTCCAAGGGCCGGGTTTTCCCCCTGGATGACCCTCCGCAGGTCAACGTCCCCGTGGGCTATAGCGAGGGCGGGCAACTCTACGCCTACGATAAGGGCATCGAGGAGCAGTTCTATAACCTGACTTTTGAGAGGCTGGCAAAGGCGGATTATGACAGTTTCAACGACTGGCTGCTGAATGTCGCCGTTGGGCCGCTAAACACCTTCACCTATACCGACGAGGCCGGCGCCAGCCACACCGTCCGCCTGCTGGACACGAAAAACCCCCTGCGGGAGGTCGCGCACGAGCTGTATTCCGGGACAATACATTTAAGGGAGGAGATTTGATATGGGACCGATGAAATTATACCGCCTGCTGCAGGTGCATGTGGGAACTGTCAACAGCCTGGTGGTGGCGTTGTATAAAGAAGAGATCTCCGCGGAGGATGCTTTGGCTCAGGCAACGGCACAGCTGGAACAGACGCTGGCCGCCCTGAAATCCGAACAATAAAGGTTCGTTATTCCTCCAGGAAATATAAATGCGCAACTTCAGCAGTGATTTCATAGTACAAAAAAACAAGCGCGCCGACGGGCCGGCGCCAATCAACCTGCTGCGCTTCGACTTCAGCACGCCTGCATATTACTCCGACCGCGACATCACCCCACCCGCCGGGCCAACTTTCCGGGGCCTGGTAAAGTCCTGGGGCTTTGTCGACACCGCCATCCAGCAGACGCCGGGCCGGGGAGTCCTGGGGGCGATAGAAATCGCCGACCTGCAATTGACCCTCATCAACACCGAATCGCCCCGGTTTTCCGACAATTTCACCGATGACGACCCGCCGGAAAACGTGACGGTCACTCTTTGGCAGTGGTTCGAGGGCCTTTCCTATGGCCGCAAGCAGATAATTTTCAAGGGCCTGGTCTCCGGACCGATCAAATACGATGAATATACCTGCACTTTGACCGTCAAAGGCATATTTGAGAAGTACAATAAGCGGATCGGCGAGGACATGATCATCGATGCCGTCGGATTCCCCGATGCGGATCCCGACGAGTACGGTAAGATGCAAAATATAATTTATGGCAGTTGCCCGGATGTCCCCTGCCGCGCCATCGTCTCCGGCGATGTGAACAGCCTGGCGGAAGCAATTACTGCCGCCCAGACGACCATCGAGCTGTCCGACTCCTCCTATTTCCCCGCCACAGGCGTGATCGGCATCGATGCGGAGCAAATCTCCTACACCGGCAATGCGGCTAATGTTTTGACCGGATGCACCCGCGGCTATGGCGGCACAACAGCCACCACCCACGATGCCGGCGCACCCTGCTGGGAAGAGCTGGTTGTATTTGTCTACCAAATAGCCGGGCACCCGGTCAAAGCGATTAACGACATTTATGTCGATGGCGTGCGCATAACCTCGGTCTGCACCAAGTATACCGGCCAAACGGGAGATGAGCTGGCGGGCTGGGAGGGGAAGGCTGTGTTTACCGTCCCTGCGCGGCTGACCAGACAGCAGGCGATTGATCTGCTGCTGACGGATGGTATCGCCGTGGTGGACACCATCGGCGTCGATAAGACCGGGTCTGCAACTAAGGCCGGCAGCGTCACTAAAAGCGGCACCGCCAGCAAAACCGGGTCCGTCACCAAGTCCGGCGCCGCATCAAAAACCGGGTCCGTCACCAGCGAGAGCATGGGCGTGGACACGGGCAACCACGATCACCCGTCCTCGACGGAAGAAATAATCATCTGGAAATTCGATTTGGCGGTGGTCTATGGCGGCGCCACGGTGAACTGGATCAATATGATCATCGACGGCGATTTCTACACCCAGGGCGCCTTTACCAATGCCAGCGGCGGCGTCGCTCTGAACAAGGCAACCTACGAGGACCGCAAGGGAACGCCGACGTATATTCGCACCTGCATGCAGACGGGGGTTTTAACCGGGGGCACGGCTACGTTCAATGGGTTGGCCGGCAACACAAATCTGACGGTTTATAAAAGCTCGTGGGCCTCTACGTCGCTGACCTGGGCACAGATTAACGCTGCGACGTATTACCTGACGGCCACGTGCCCCGGGGGAAGCACGGGTGTCGCCGAATGCTGGCTGGAAATAAAATATACGCCCACCGTCGATGCGGCTGCCGCAGACGGCGTTGCCATC